CACCTCTTGCGTTTCTTTCAAGCCATTCTTGAAGTCTAAATGCTCTTCTTAATGAGTTGATATCTGCTGCCTCAGCTGTGCCTGTTAATTGACTAGAATTGTCTACATTGAATCTTGTTCCTGTTGTTGAACCATCACGTGGTGCACCTCCAAAATCTGTAAATCTTGCATCAGTCAAGTTGGTAGCTGCTGTACCGTCTAGGTTTCTATATACTGTACCTCCTGCAGTTGCATCATAGTTGATAGTTACATCTCCAATTGGTATTGTTACAGCATCACCTTTTTGTGCCCATGGTAAACAGGATGTAAAATAATCATGTTGCCAAGCTCTAGTTTTAACACCAGCTCTGGAAGAAGTTTCCATATCTTCGTTCCTTCCATCAACAAGAGTGTCGATTAATGGTGATTGAAGATTTTGGTCTCTGTAATATTCGTTGTAAATTTTGTTATATGCTGCTATAGGAAATGGACTACATACCATAGCATTAGGGTCAGGGTATGGTATACTGTTAGGTAAAACTTGTGTAGGCATTCCTAAATAGTCTCCTAAAGTCTTAACACTTATGTTAAAATAGTACATCCATGGAGCTTGTACATCTAAGTTGCCTGTAATCCATTGTTCCCAATTTGGCCATAGAATTCTATTAGGTACAAAGAAATAATGTGTTGTTACATTTACTTTGTGCATCACTGGTGCAATAAGTGGGGCAAATCTAAGCATTGTTTCTGTGCCTATTTTTACTTTGTCACCTGGTACACATTCCATTACACATGTAGGATATAGTCCACCCATTTTAAACGACATTTTCACATCGTGTGAAAGGTCGAATACATTGCTACCGACTTTCGGTAGCTGAATCGAGTTAAATAAGTTTGGTTTTGCCATTATAGTCTGATGCCTCCTCTTTGTACTAAATAAGTGTTGTTTCTTCTGCGGCCGTAGCCTCTTTTTCTGCGGGATCTTCCGCCTCTTCTGTAGCGCATTTGTTTTGTTTGTTTAAGTTATTGATATGAATTAAAGTAATTTGTAATAGTGAACATACTGAATCTAGTCTACTAAGTGCTACCGCATGGTTGCTTTCGTTTTCTAAAACTGCTTGATTTATTTGATTAATCAAATCGTTTACGTCTTTTTTTATTTCTTTAGACGTTTTTTGGTAGTAATTATTTTCCTTTTGCATATTAGAATTTTGGTATCCACCAAGACATGGTGGATTTAGATGGATTTTTATTTACTGAATTGTTAAACCAAGATCCTGCTTTGTTCCCTAAATCTTTCATTGACATTCCTCCAGTGAGGCCTTCAATAAACTGAGCAAGAGCTCTTGCCCAAAGAGGATCATTTTTATAAATTCCTTGTTTAGCTAAATCTTCTTCGAATTCTTTTAGCCTATAATCTTGTTTAAGATTTTTAATTATTTGGTTAATTTGACCTCTTGCAGCATTTGTATTAGCTGTATCTGCTTTTATTTTAAGTACATTTTCTACTGCTGCTTCTAAAGTTGGGGCTTGTAAAGCAGTTTTTCTTTCATTTTCTGAAAGTGTATATTGAGTATTTGCTCTTGTTTGCTCGTTTGCCAATCTCGCTCCTTCTACTGAATATTGAAAGTTTGTTTGGGCTAATGCATTAGCTATTGATTGACCTTTGGTGCTTTCTGTTGCTGCTAATGTTTGTGCAGCTTTAAGAATTGCTTCTTGTTGTATTGATGTATTAGCGGCCATAAGATTATCATATTGAGCCTGTTTGATTTTAGTATCAAAATATCCTTGTACTGCACCTGAAATAGGTGCAAAATCTGGTGTCCTAAATTGTCCTCCTTGTACATCTGGTGAAGATATATTTCCAGCTGATTGAACGGCTCCGCCTTTATCGTATACCATATTTGGATTTAATCCGGCAGATTTTAATCTTGCCATTTGTTGTTCCGGAGAATTATATTGATTTTGCATATCCCAGAACTTTAAATTATCTGTTTTTGTTTTTTCGTACATTTCTCTTGAAAATGCACGTGATTTTTTGTTTTGTTTTCCTGTGGCGTATGCACTGGCTCCGCCAGATAGCGCACTGACGCCGGCTGATATTGCTGCGGCTGTAGTTACTGGTTCCATTAACTTTTTTTGTTTTTTGTGTTTATTTCCACCTGCGTTTTTTTACTCTCGCAAGCTTTCGTTTTTTACTTGGTGTCAATTAGCACTAATATATCAAGTAGTATTAGTGCTTGGCCTCCTCTTCGAAGGCCTTTTGCCATTGCGCTTTTGTTTTGTTGCCATAGCGCCAGGTATCGGGAAGTTTAGCGGTAGTACCGCCAAACTTCCCTCTGTTGGTTTGTTTATTATTATGCATTAGGGGGGGTTGTTTCGTCTGTTGACGTTTGTCCACCGCTCGTTTGCGGCTCAGCTCCTCCTTCGTCGGCAGCTTGATGCTCCGCTAGGGAGTGTCTTGCTGTTGAGATTTGTTCTCTAATATATCGGGCATATTCTATGCGCTCGATAGGGTCCATTCTGCTAACGTCTGCAAATTCTTCATCTTCTCCGTAATAGACAGGTGTAAAGGTTGCTACTGATTGTCCTCTAGTATAACGTTGTACTAGTTCTTGTAATGACAAAGTCATGTCTGGAACCGTTTGACTTGGTTCCATTGATGATTTTTCCTCCTGTTCTGTTTGTTTTTCTATATAGGTAAATGCTGACCTAAATTTTATTACGCCCTTCTCGGGCTCGTTTTGCGTGAGTGATAATTCTGTCTGCTTTTCCGCTTTCTTTAAGTTGTTCATATCCTTCTAATGTTTGATTTTTCGTGTAGTATTCTAGTTCTTTTTGGTCTTCTATTGCTTTGAATTTTTCTGCTAATTTATCTGCTTGTGTTCTCCTCTCTGATTCTGTCCAAATTTTTTCCCTAAAGTACCGTGGTAGACTGATTTTTTTACCGTCTTCCAATGTTATGAAATTTCTTTCAATATCTGCACGATGATAATTAATTATTTTTTCACTAAGGTAATTGAGTCCTAGCTTTTTTGACATTAAACTAAATTCTGGCAGTCTATCATCATTTTTGTGCATTGGTATAATTTTTCCTTTGTTTATATATTTTGCCGTGTATGCGGCTGAAGCTTCTGTTAGTTCTCCTATATGTACCTCTCCTTTGTCCCATGCTTTATGAATAAGCTCTATGTTTGCGTTAAATAGAATAATGTGATAATGAGGTCTAAAAGTTTTACTTCCATATTCTCCAGCTAAATAATATTTCAGAGGTTCGTGAGTTTTTCCATGAAGTTTGCGAAGCCTTTTAAAATAGAGTTGAACATCGCGTTTATCGAGTGTAAGGAAACCCCTGCTTGATATAGGTACAAATCGGGTATCGTAAGTAAGAGTAATGAAATAAGAAGATATAGCATTTTTAGCGTGAGTTTTTAAACGAAATGTCCAGACGCTAGTGCGTCTGGACAAACACGCTGGACACTTTCCACAAGGTACCGGAACTTGCCGGTCGTTACTATGAATAGGGTAGCGTGGATTGTTAACATAAAACGGTGTATCACATGCCATCTTAGAAGTTCGGCGTGCCGAACTTCGGCATCTTTCTAATTGCCTTAATATTATTAAAAATGTGTCCGTAAATGTTGTCAACTGATGGGTCTTCTACTGCGAAAATACGAGTACTAGGATCACATTGAATAAAAGCTCCATTAAGATTTGGTTTTGCGCTAAATTTGCGCCCTAAGTGCCAATAGTCTAATGATGTACGCATTTCTCCTGCTACACGAGAATTAAGGAATTTATATTCGGCATATCTTGGTACATATCCAAATGTTTCTCCTATTTGATTCCCTTGTGCATAAAGTTCAGCATTTTTTACCTCTTGTTCACCGATGTTAGCAAAGGTTGGCCAGAAATAATCTAGTCTATCTAATTTTAGTAGTGAACGGTGTACACCTTGTTGGTAAGCTGTTTCTGGAGTTACAGAGATTAATCCAATAATCCATCCATGCTCCTCTACGTTATATCTAAATTCGTTTCCTCCAGACACTGAAATACCGTGTCCTGCCATA